TATGCATATAACTAAATGCTTTTATAGCAAATTGTTCTCCATGTACTATTACTTGAACCTCTTTAATTATTCTCAAATCATAGTCTATAAATACATCTTTAACAGCTTCTTCCTGTGTGGCTAAAATTTTACCAGCTAACTGCATTTCCCTTTTGTAATTAATGTCATACTGATATTTACCCCTCATTGGCTCATAGAAGTCAATAAGATTATCTAGCATCCAATGACCTGTATCAGCAAGTCTTGGATAAGAAAGAATATAATCTACAACATCTTTTTCTTCAACTTTTTGATACATACTATACCAATAATCAAGTGTTTCTTTTTCTTCCATGATTAATTAATTAATAAAAATAAAAAGGAAGAAAGATTACTCCTTCTCCCTTCTATTTAAAACAAAACTCTTTAAACTCTAATAGTCTTAACTTCAATCATTGCAGCAATATCCAACATTTCTTGGTTTTCTGCTTCAATTTTAGCTAAGGCTTCTCTTTCTTGTAGAGTCATTTGACTAGCTGTAGCAAGTGCTTTTACTGCTTCAGTAATAGCTGCACAAGCTGATTCAATTTTACCAATTTCTTCAGCAACTGTAGCTTTTACTTGCATAGTATCATCATTTACTAATTCTTCTATAGTTTCTACAGTTTTTAAATTAGATATTTTTTCTGTAGGAGCTGATTCTTGAGTAGCATCAATAGCTTCTTTTTCTTTAAGAGCTGCAATAAGAATATCTGTTGTAGGATTAGAACCTAATCCAGTAATACCCTTTTCTTTAGCTACTCTTCTCAACTCATTATACCTAAGAGATGCATAAGCATCTCCTAAGTTTCCTGAATCAATATCTTTTCTAGCTGTAAAAGCAAGTCTTACTTGACCACTGTCACTAGGTAACAATGATGCATTGGTTAATTGAGTATTAGTTCCAATAACATGGGCATCATGCTTAGTTATTAAATCTATTACTTTACCATTTGTTGGAAATTTGTCTACTAAAGCTGATTGAATTTCATTTTTAGCAGTTTCCCATTCAAGGTTTTCTACTTCTACCTCGAATCTAGTGCCAGGAATTAACTGGCTGAACAAAAGAACTTTTGTTTTCATAAGTACTTATTTAAAAAATTAATTAATTAACTAATAATTGTAGAATACTATTTTAGGCAGTATCTTACCTCCCCCTATGTCAGCTTCTTCTATTTTTATTACCCTTTTAGATGATCTTGAAACAGTACGTGTGTTAAAGATATATTTTACTTTAATATCAGGTTTATTTAGTAAAAGTTCTGACTTTTGTGAATAATTTTTGCTTAGTATAGAAGTCTCATAAATTATTTTGTAAGTTTTATAATTTACATTTCCTATCCTAATATTAGCCCTTTGTTTATAAGGGTTTGTTCTGATATTTCCTCCAATAAAATAACTTGTTTTTAATAAAGCTGGATTTATAAAATCATTAGGCTTAGTTAAATCTATATAGATTTCTGAATATGTAAACCTAGACAAATAATCTTTACAAACCCTATAAAAACTCCTATACTCTATATACTTATCAAAAAAAGCTATAACTTCAGGATTTTGAGTTGCAATAACAATATTGTAATCCTTTATAACATTAGATGTAGGAACATACTCTTCTTTGATACTGTATTCATTTATAAAATGTACTGCATTTGTTTCTTTTAAAGGAATGCTTTCAACTTTTTCCATAAAAGGTTTTTTGCGGATTCTTTTCCAAAATCTTTTACCATATCACTAAAATCTTTAGGATATTCTTTTGTAAATTCTAATCTATATATGCCTTTATAGTAATCAACATATTTTTTGCTGTATTTAATCCCTGTTTCATCATTATCAAAGAATACAATGACTTTATTAAATCTTGATTTGTATTCATCCATAACAGATTCTTTCATTTTATGGGATTCTCCTTGGATAGAAATGGCAGGGATGCCTAATACATCATGAATACTCATCACATCTTTACCTGATTTAGTAATAATCAGTAGATCACCTTCTTTAGGTAGTTGGGTGTATCCAAAATGCGCTCCAGGAGTTATGTTGTTTCTAAATTTAGAGTTTTTACTATAAGGCTGATAGATTTTGTAACTGTACTTACCATCTTTATATTCTTCATAGGCATAGGCTAAGTTTTCACACTTAATATAGCTACAGCTATAAGGGCCTGAGATTACTTTAATAGTGTGTACAGGGCATACATTAAATTTTTCTAAAGTAACTTTAGTTACTCCAAATTGAGTCCAAAATTCTTTATCTATTTTAAGCCAACTTCTTTTATAAACTTCTATTTTATAGCCTTTAGTAATTTTAACTTTTTTATTAGGATTTCCTTTTTTAATAGTAGGAACAATGTTTTTATTAGCTCTAACATTAAAATGATTTTTTAAGTTAAAATCTATTACTATTCTTTCAAGACTATCTTGAAAGCTCTCTTTGAATAATAATTTTACAAAAGTGAAACAATTTCCTGTTCCTAATTTAAAATCTTTGAATAACCAATTCCCAGTATGTTTATCTAAAAAGACTCCAAAAGATGGTCTAGTGTCATCGTTTCTAAGAGGACTTATTATTGTACCTTGGCCTAATGTATAATTAGGTAAATACATGTTAAACACTTGTTCAGAATCTATGTGCTCTAAAATTGATTCAACAGTAGGTAGAGGCAATTGTTTGTTAGTAGTAATATTCATAGAGTAAATTTATAAAAAGCAAAAAAACCCCTGCAGTTTATACTACAGGGGATTCTTTATAAACTTCTTACCAACCAGAGGTTTCTTCAGCAGTAGTATTTAAAACATCATCACCTTTATCAAAAGGTTCTCCGCCTAAATTTACACTAGGACTCCAAATCTCTAAGTTATAAGGTTCTTGCCCTATGTCTAAAAGATAATCAGAGTCAGTATTTTCTAGATAGTATTCAATATTGCTTTTAGTATACTCATCATCCAATTTAGCATAAACTCTTAAAGGAAGACTGTCTACTACCCCTTGTACTATCTTTTCTTCTCCATCATTGTTGATATAGCTTCTAACTCCACAAAGATATTTCACTTTGTTTTTAGGGTATCCAGCTATTAATCTATGAAAATCACTAAAGTCATTTTTGAATAACTTATTGTTGTAATCATCCATACTGATAGCACAAGAATCATCACCTTTTACATCAAAAAAAGCAGTTAAAAGCTTTAAGAATGAAGCCTCTCCTTGTAAAGCTACTCTAATATTTCCTGCTGCTTTGAATTTTTCAGTAAGGTCTTCTTCAGACTCTCTCCACTGAGCTTGGCCTTTATTGTTCACATACTGATACTTACCAGTTTTTTCAGAATAACTCTTTTTCAAAGTTATTCTGTATCTAGCAGTAGTTCGCATGTTCACATCTTTATCCTTGTGTTGTAAGTGTACTACTATAGTACAGCCTACTACCTTAGCTTCATCTTCTTTATCATAAATACGATAGTCAGTTTCCACATCTTCATCTCTAACATACAATTTAAGCTCTTTGGCTTGTTTGTTAGTAGGGTTAATTGCTATTACATTGAAATCCGCAGCACCAGTGTAATATTCTAAAGTATAATCTTGCTGCTCATTACCATTAATGTTCATTAAAAGCTAAATTTTAAAAGTTAAAAAAATTGTTATTCCCAGCTTTGTTCTAAAGAAACTTCTTGATGTGGAGCTTCTTCTTCTACATCGTTCACTACCAAATGCTCTTCTGAAGAAATTATTTCAGTATCATCAGTATTTGACATGTTAGGAAAAGAATCACCTACAGGTTCACCTTGTTCTGTTTCTGAAGGGTCTACCATAACAGTTTCAGTTTCAATAGGCTTTGCAACATTATTTTCTATAATTGCTGAAAGACCAAAAATAGTAACAGTTCTATCTCCTGCAGATACATTGATAGATTTTAATTCAAAGTGCTTTTCTAAGTATTTCCAATCTTCAGGATTTGTAGAAGAATTTAAGTAATTTAGGTAACACTTCTCTAAAATATAACTTTCCATTTCCTTATCACTGAAAGAGTTATTCTTTCTTAGTGTATGGATACTAGTTTCTTGTCCAGGAAAATCAACTACTCTAGCAAAAGCAGCACCTTCTGGAGTACCTAAGAAAAGAACATTTCTGTTTCCAGTAAATTCTCTATCTTCATTCATTTCATCAGAAATACCTAAAAGTAATCTTGCATTTGAATTGAAAGAAAATTTACTAATATGTTTTTTAGTATCTTTTTTTTCTCCAGCAACAGTTACTACTGGGGTATTAGGAAAAGCTTCCTTTTCTGCTTCTTTTAATTCTTTTTTAATAGTAGCATTGGCAGGAATACCAAATGTTAATTGATCTAAATTTAAATCCATTAGTTTTTTGTGTGAATTAATTAAAAAAAATTAGTCTATATAAATCTTATCCCAATGGGTAGATTTATAGTCATGGGCATCTTTATCCCATTCTCCTACAAGAATGTTTCTTCCTGTAAGGTGTTTACTTCTACTCCCTTCAGCTACACCTTCTCCACTAATGAAGCTTAGGTAAGTATTTCCATCTTCACCTCTATTTAAGTAACCAATAGTATCAGCATAGGAGGTAGTAATGAACTTAATTTTACCTGTAAGGTTAAGTTCTCTTCCTGAGAGTTCTTCTCCTGCTTTACTGTTAATAAACTTGTCTTTAATGTGACAGATAAAAATCTTTCTGCATTTAAGCCTTTTCATTCTTTTAAACCATTTCTCAAATGATTCTCTAAGCCATTTGTATCCAGCACCATTGGCTAAACCTAGTACTGATTGATACATCTCATGACCTACAGGATAAGGCATGTTAAGCTTGTCTTTAGGGGCTTTGTCAGCTTTAATATCTGCTGCACTAACTCTATTGAAGTTTTTACCCATAGAGCTTCTCATGTAGTTTTGGGTAGCTTCAATTTCACACCATTCTTCTAATCTAGTCATGGTGTCAAATGCTACAAACTTGTAAGAATTTTCTGTTTCTAACCAAGTAAGTAGCTCATCTAATTCTTGTAGACTGTTTACAGGCTCTATATATCCTTTGATATACTTTGAGCCTTCTTCCATATCTACAATCAGACAGTCCTCTAATCTACTTACCAAGTCTGTTTTACCCATTTTAGGCTTGGCATATAGAATGATTTGGTCTGGAGATAGGGTCAAAGGTTCTCTAACCTTTTTCTCAAAAGTTCTTGTCATATAAGTAATTTTAAGTGAACAAAATTGAAAATCTTCTACTCTTGAAGAGAGTATAAAGATACTGAATCCTAGTAAGTTAGCTTATTTTTTTTTTCAGTAAACTTTTCTTTTACGTTTACTGTATTTTAAATGAAAAGTTAATTGTCTAGCAATCCAAAATAATGGGAATAAAAAAAAACATAGCCACCAAATTTTAAATGTTATTGAAAGCATTATTGAATCACTTAGATTCATACTTAACATTCTAAAAGTTCCATATTTATGCCACTTATCTGTTAAAGAAACTAATAAAGTAGCATGTAAAAATTTTATTTCTAAGTATTTTAAATTAAACAATTTATGATACTTATAATAAAGCTTAGATATTTTAGCATCTTCTATTTTTATAAGCTCATCAGAATAGTTTTTTTTGTACTTTGCTTTCCAATCAAATCCTATTCCTGATTTCATGGCCTTGTCTTGAGCACCTTTAAAGTGCCCAGACAATAGCCAGCCTATAACTTTTACTCCTATTGCAGTAATAATTATAGTAACATCCATCAAATAAAATCTTTGCTAAACATATAGCTACCAAATAATAAAATCAATACTAAAGGAATTTGAACTAGTAAATCTCCTTTTGAAAAAAAGAATAATACTCCAGTAACTGTAATAATAAAAGTTCCAAATATTACATTTCTAATAATAAGAGATGTTTCAAAAGCTCCTTTAGCACTTTTACTAAGTCTATTAATTTGGTAGTCAAATCCACCTGGTCTAGCTAAAACATATATCCTATATATGATAATAGGTACAAATGCTAGAGCTACAAAGAACTCTTCTTGACTTAGAAATATGCATGCTATTAAAACAGCTAATGCAGTTCCTACAATAGGTACACTTTTTGGGTTAAATTTCATGATATTTAATATTTTAATTCAAATTTAAAGCTCTTACCTTTTCTACCAAATCTTTAAGACTGCCATTGTTATCTATGACATAATCCCAATCCTTGTAATCATCAAGAGCTATTTCAGATTCATGTACAGTATCAGGGAATTTCTTTGTGAAATTATTAAGGTTTTCCCTTTCAATCCTAATAAGAATACCACCTCTATCTTTGATAGCTTGAGCTTCATTAGGAAATCTAACATCTGTTATTATCCAATTAGGATATTTTGAATCTAAAATTGTAAATTTTTCTCTAAATCCGTCAATAGGTTCTTTTAGTATGTTGTAAGATTTATAATCAGCAAATAAAGCATTTACCCAAATGTTAGGATGAATGATTTCTCTACCAGCTTCAGTACCAAGAAGTTGAAGCATTAATCTTGGAGTTATAGGAATATCTCTAAATTCTATAAGATCTACTACTCTATGATGGTAGTCTTCATAATAAGGTAAGTCAAATTCTAATAAAGGCTCTTTATAAAAAGATTCTTTAAGAACAGTATCATCAGAATCTATTATCTCATAAATAGTTCTATTCCACTCTTCCCCAAGCTCTTTCTCTTTAAACTCTCTATCTTCTAACTGCTCTTTAGTACAGCCAATAAGTAAACAAACTATATCTTTAAGTTTATCTGCAAACTTTTTAATTTTAAAAGGGCTGTAATTATTAGCAGTATAAAAATCATAGCTCATATCTGCTAATATATCTCCTGTTGTAATTTTAAAAGTTTTTGAATCTAAGCTTAAAAATTGTAAGATTCCTCCCACAGTATCTTTACCTGAACCTATTTTTCCTGATATTCCAATAAGATTATACTTCCTCATCTGGTTTGTTTTTAGTAATTTGATAATTAAGTTGGTCAGGAAATTCTTCAACAGGGTAATCATCAATGTTCTTTAGCAATTCATGGTCTAAATCTAATTCATGAGACTCTGCCATAAGACAATTTTCTCTTTGAGTCAACTCTTCCATAGTATCATACAGATAACCTGTAGTTATATGCTCAGGCATAAAGTTTGCTGTTCCATCATTATACTCAAGTAATTTCTGTTTAGCTTCTTCTAAGCTGTCTGCTTCTATATCAGCAGATGTTCTATGCCAAATAATTACTTTTTTATCTAAAACTACTTTAAATTTTTTTTTACTCATTGGTGTTTATATTTAAGTCTTTGAGAATATCTTCTAAATTTTCAAAATCTTCTTCACTAGGGTCTATGAACTGAATTTCTTCTCCTACAAAAGCTAAAAATCTTACAGATTTTCCTTTACTTATAGCATACCTTAACTCAGCCTGTACTCCTTTAGAATTTTGTATTCTTTCTGGGCCTTCTTTAGGTATTATTATAATAATTTCATCAGCCCAATCTAGATACTGAAAATCTATGTCCATCCAATAGTCAAAATCTTTAGGTAAAGAATGATTTTTACTTATAGTATGTCCATGAGTTATAGGACTAAATACATTTATCTTTTGAATAGTTGACATTAAATGTCCAGTAATATAGGTAGCTTGAAAATAAGAACTTTCTTCCATTCCAGAATAAGGAATAGCTAAATATACCTTTCTAGGTTGAAGATGTTTAATATTTACTTCTTGGATAAAAGGGTTTTTTTCTGCAGTAGAAACTAACCTATACAAAGAATTAAATATATCTTCATCTTTTTGTATAATTTGACCATCTATATGTAAATGATAGTGCATTATAGCATTACAAAAAAGGTGAGTTATTTTATTTAACATATCATCTCCTAACAAAGGAGTCTTAATATCCATTTCTTTAAAATAAATATAGGTAGCATTTGTAGCCAGTATGTTAGCTAAAATATTAGTAGTATCAACTATGTGGTGTTGATCTCTAATGATATTAGCCCAGGTTATTCTAGTGTTAATATCCATAGCTTCTAAATACTCTTTAAGAGTATTAAATTTATTAGGATGAACTAAAAGATAAGCTTCTATCTTTTCATCATCTATCTCTAACTTTAGTTTAAAGTTCTCCATTTTTGATTTTAGTATAAATAGTTTCCATTTGTTCTATATCATCTGAAGGGGGCAACTCTCTAAAAAAGTTAGTTACTCCATCAAAGTATAGATAAGCATTTAGGTCTGGTTTCCCATACCTATTCTTACTGATAATTAAAACTCTAAACTTGTCTTTCATAATAGTTAAATCATATCCTGCCCAACTCTTAAAGCCATACCTGGCTGGAGCAAATAGATATAGAGCTACCATTGCATCTCTTATAGTAGTTTTATTGTCAGCTAGTTTATCATGGGTAGGTTTAACCTTATCCTTGATAGAATCACCTTTTAGAGTGTATTGTTGTTCCTCAGCAGCAGCATTCATTTGCTGTACATTCACTATTACTTGATAGAATCTTTTAGTAAGCATAGTTCTAGAATAATCTTGACTCCATTTTCCAATAGTGTCCCATTTATTCATCATTTGCTTAGTTACAGGATTCTTTTCTTCTTCTAGTAAACCTACATGGTCAATAATGCCTATAATAAAATGATAGGGATTGTTTTCTTTATATCTATCCCAACTAAATTCACTCCAATTGTTAGTTGAAGGTGGAGTAACTGGTTCATCTTTATAAAAAAATTGTCCATTATTTGCAGCTACTCTTCTCATTTTCTTGTAAATACCAGTAGGATTTTTTATTCCATCATGTATTACTAGGTACTTAAATAAGTCTGCAAAATATTCTTCAGCCCCACTGATTAAACTCAATACATTGTCATCTAATGCATTTTGATAATAACCTTGTAACTCTTGTACTGTAAATTGTAATGCATGTTCTTCAGATAAGTATTTAGCTATCATACCTAGCATAAATTCTTCCTTAGATTCTTCTAAAGGAAAGTAATGCATCTCTATACTAATTCCTGCTTGTGGATACATTTTAACATACTTGTAAGCTTCATACACAAATAAAAATTTAGTAAGTTGAGTCTTTCCTACACCTGATGAAGCACCTACAATGTAAGGTGTACCTTTAATTATTCCAGGTACATGCTTAGAAACTTTAGGTAAACAGGTAAATGGAATACAATTAGCTTTACCTTCTTTAAGTCTACCATGATTAGCTTTTATTAGACCTTCTATATCTTTAAACAGATTCTCCATAATCAGGCTTTATATTATATTCGTCATATAATCCATTCCAAGAATCCCATTTTTGCTCCATAATAGCATTAATTACTGAAGTCATATAAAATCCATCATCTAGGCTCATTTGGTACTTCACATAAGCTTCTGTGTCCCTTAATATTTGTTGATGCTTAGTAATAGAAGATACTTTTTCTAAATATTTAGCACATAAGCTTTTGTAAGTAGCACTGTGTGGGTCTTTAGGTCTTACTGACCTCCAACCTACTGCTGTTCTTACCCTATGAGGAAATAAATCTATAAA